AATTTCTGGTGAGGCATTTGATCTTGGAGTATTCCAGGCAAATTCTGAAACTGCCCAAGCCATCAATGACGGTAGGGCAGTTCAGGCATTCAATAACTCCACTGGTAAGTTTGTTCCAAGCGATCAACCTGGTGCAATTGTCCTAACAACTGGTAATGGAACCGTAAACCAGGGCGAAGGTGGACAATATTACGCCCTTACCTACCGAACGGTAAACGGTCGAAACGTACGAGTTGCCGTTGCTGGCGATGCTGTCTTTGACAGCAATGGTAACGTAGCATTTGTTTATGTTCGATCAGGAAACGGTGGGGACTCTATCCTTTACGGCCTAGATGGAAAGTCTGTATTCTTTGGCGCCGAAGCTGAAACAGTTATTGCTGCATCTGGTGGCCTCGTTGGCCAGCAGGGTGGTGGTTTTGTATTCCGAAGCGGTTCGATCAATATGGGCGGAGCCGTCCCAGCTAGCAACCCAATCATTGATACGCGTACGGGTGAGGTTGCTGCGTTTGCATCGCCAACAATGGATCAGACCTATGCTGGCTATGACACCGTTACAGAAAACAACATGATCCGAGCAGCGAACGACCGAGCAGCAGCACAGCAGGGAGACGGCGGCATTAATCTGATTGGCCCAGCTAACCCTATGTCTGATCTTGTTGGCAATATCTTCATTGACCCAATTGCTAATATTGTCAGGGGCCTATCAACAACGATTGGTCTTATCCCAGGAGCCGTTGGCGAGGCTCTCGATTGGGCTGTTGAGACTCAAGAAGAGCAGGCAATTCGAGGTGGCGGGTACACACCAGGAGTTGACACAACTGGCACTGTAAACCTTGGACTAAGCAACCTTGCGCAAATGCCACCTGCGGCTCCTACGGGAACCGTAAACCTTGGACTTAGCAATTTGACCGCGCAGTCAGAGAGCAACCTTGCTATCAATACTGCAACAATCAGCACTGCTGCTACGGTAAATGTTGGGCAGACCCCTGGTCTACGACCAGTACCTGGGGCCAATGGCCCCAGGTCAACAGAGAGGCGTGCTATTTAATGGCTAGAAGCATCATTGGGGATAGCAGCAGAAACGCGGCTTCGTCAATTGGCCGCGTCACTGGTGGATTCCGCCAGAAGCAACCAGACATCTCAAACATTGGTCGGCTTCAGCTTAATGCTGGGGACAACCAGGGCGAGCCAGACTACGGAAAAATGCTGGCGGATGTTCCACTGCTCGGTGGCGTTGCGCAGGCCGTAGGGGCCGTCGGAGGTGCCATTGGCGGGGCTCTAGGTGGTCTCCTAGACGTTGCCTCCCAGCCAGTTAAGTTCGTTGAGAAGGAGATTGTTGGTCGAGCCCGTGTCGAGGCGGCAAAGGCTGGCGTTATCGGCCAGGGCGAGGGAATCAAAGACGTTCCAGTCATCGGCAGCCTAACGGGGTCATTCCGCGTTAACAAGAAGGTTGACGAGATGGCCAAGCAGGGAGCCGACACTGACGAAATTCTTTCCTACATGGAAGAGAACCAGATCGGCGGATTCTCCGAGGACGGATTGCTGAACTTTGTTCAGGGCCTTGTCCTCGATCCTATCAACCTTTTAGGTGGGGTTGTACTAAAGCCATTCCAGGTTGCTGCAAAGGCTGGTAAGCTTAAGCGCGCTACGAACGTTGGGGTGAAGCTTGCCTCAGAAGAGAAGGCATTCCTCGATAAGTACGACATGGCTGGAGGTATTTACAACGCTACATTTGGCGCCGCATCTGGGGCTCTTGCGCGAGTTGGACAAAGCATTCGCGGTCCAATGATTGCTGCCATTCAAAAAGAGCATGGTATTGAACGACTTCGCGCTCTTGAAGGACGAGTTGGTGTATCGGAATCAGAAACACTTATCCGAAACTATCAGAACGGTACCGCAAATATTGTTAAGGCAACCGCACGTGACACGATTAGCTCGCTTGCCCAGGGCAACGCTGACGCTGCTGTCACGTTCTCTGTTTCCCAAGTTATTGGATCTTTGGACGAGATTGGTCGCGTAAGCGATGATGTTGTTGAAAGGATTTCTAACATCCTTGGCATGACCAAGAAAGATGCGGCTATCTTTGCCAATAGAATTTCTGATCTTCGCGTTAAGGGTGACATCGACGAGCTTGCAGCATTCCAAGATAGTACAATTAAAAAGATTGTTGATGCAGAAATTTCTGGAAAGGCAAGGTATCTCCGAACAGACAAGCAGCTAGAAGCATTTGGGTCGGCATCTCGACGTGATATCGAGGCTGGTGCCCGTGGGCGAATCAACCGAGAGATGCTTGAGCTTGATCGCTTTGCAAACAACGAAGACCTATGGAAGCATACCTACGCTAAGTGGGCCAAGCAGGGTGGCGGTTTCAGCGACGCAAAGGCTGCCGACCTTGCCGATCAGGCATGGAAGGCTGGCAAGGGTGACCGTGGATCACTGATGCGCGAGCTGGACATTGTCCGCCAGGCATCCTTTGGATCGCTGGCCAGCAAGACGGCACGGCTTCGCAAGAAGCTTACGGGAGAGCTTTCTCGAATTACCATTCTAAGCAAGCGCAGCCTTCTTACCAGCGTTGCTCGCGGCATTGAGCGTGACTTCGAAGTGCTTACTAACCTTGGTCCAGACGGCATCTTCGCCACCAAGGGCGGTCACTATTTAGATGCCGCTCGCAGGAAGCCAGAGATCCGTAATGAGTTTATTGACGGTATCCGCACCCGATTCGGGGACGAGTTTGCCAATCAGGTTCGCAAGGAACTTGAGGCGTTTACGGAAGTCATTGGTAAGCGAACTGATGAGTATTGGAAGCTGCCAAAAGAAGTCCGCCGAGAACAGGGCCAGAAGCTTGCGGAACAAGTTAAGCAGGCATACCTAACTGCTTACGCCCGTGTCGTTGTTCGAAACTTTGACGAAGCCGACGCCATGTTTGGCCGAGGCAATCTCAAGAACCTTCGATGGGAAGAGGTGCGCAACTTTGTCAAGTCTGCCCGACGTAATAATATCCTTGTAAGTGACTACCTGCCAAAGAACATTCCAGACGACCTGGCCAAACTCATTGACGAGGCACAGCAGTCTGGATATACGGTCGGCCTTGCCCCAGAGAGTGGCGTTGGCAAGCAGCTTATTCCAGTAACCCTGGCAGATGGCAAGACTAAGCTTACCCCAGTATCTACAATCTTCTCTGACGCCGCCGACGGATTCGGCGACGATATCCTTGGGGTCACCACTGGCTCCCGTGGCACTGGAAAACTTGCCCAACTGAGCAAGCTCCAGTCCATCGCAGATACCTGGCTCAACCCGTTCAGTAACCGCGTTGTTCAGCAGAATGCTATCGAGCGAATGTTCACTAAGTCTGGCGGCCGACTCACTCGTCGTGAGGCTATGCGCATCTATATCGCGCTAATTGACAAGGCACTCGAGGCCGAGACTAGCATCCGAGGACTTGGGCGAGACCAGATCGATGCAGTATTCAAGGACGTCCTAGGAAAAAAGAACCTTCAGGACGCTGGCTTTAAGTTTGCCGACTCCGATCCACAGCGGCTTGTAATGATTGCGCTTGAGGGTGACCTTAAGAACGTTGGACTTACCCAGAAGATCTCTGGCAAGGCAAAGGTCTTCGTACCAGACGTTACCTTGATTACCGACCGATACTATGGTAACGTGAAGTTCCGATACAATCCGTACTTCAACTTGGCCCAGGAGCGCATCGAGCCGTTCTTCTTTAACTTCCTTCGTGGCATCCGACCAAGCGTCAAGCAGATCTTAACTGGCAAGGCTGGGACGTACGAGCGCCAGGTTGTTGAGAGCGCCGAGTTTACTCAGGCGGTTCTTGCCTCTAGTAACTCGATTACCCGAGAAGCCGTCGACCAGTCTCTGCTTCTTTCCCGAGCAGATGCTGCCATGGCCAGGACTCTTGACGATGGTGCCCCGCAGCTTGGCAATGCCGTGTCTCGTGCCCTTGGTGTCGAGGGACGTGTCAAGACTGCTAATATCAAGCGAGAGCAGTTTTTGGTGCTAGCTGACCAGCTGTCGATTGAGCACCTGGAAAAGGTATTCAGTGCTGACAACCCAGAGCTGATGAAGGCACTCAAAGAGGTATACAACACAACCGATCCGAAGATTGCCGTAGAGCGGTACATCGCCGACAAGATTGACGGCTTGCTACCAGCCAGGGCCATGGACCGAGCTAAGGGCCTGTACCCGCTTGGTTTTGGTTTGCCATACGCCGTCGACCTCAAGCTTGCCAAGCTGAGCAAGGCTGCTTTTACCAAGAAGAAGTACTACCGAGCAAATGACATCCCAGCACTCGAAGGTGCCGTTGCCCTTGCCCGCGATGCGGGGATCAAGGGGGACGATCTAGAGAGGTTGCAAAAGGGTGTTGAGGACATTCGAGCTGCGATTGCTAAGTCTGCGGACGGCAAGGTTCTTGTTCCTAAGAAGTTTGTTGCAACCGTCGACAAGATCGAAGGATACGCTGTGCGACAGGCACAGACCATGAAGTTCCTACGCCCACTCATCGAGCACCCACGAATTAAGCAGGTCATCGGGCAATACACCGATGGCGTCACCGAGGAGAAGGAACTCACTGAGCGACTCATTGAGGCGCTCTCCGTTGACGAGTTCGTCCCTGGAATCCAGGAGATCGGAGAGAAGGTTGCTGCTGGCGGAAAGCTTCTCCCATCCGACGTGGATAAGATTGCCCGTGGACTAGAGAACACGCTCGGTGAGCGTTCCGCCCAAGAGCTTGTTTGGTCAACCGTTACCCTTGCCTACCAGAACGCTCAGAAGCAGGCGTTTAGGATCGGCTACTACTCTCAAGAGAAGAGCCTTCTTGAACGCAGTCTAAACCACCCATACCTTGGGCTCTACCCGACATCCTATATGTGGGGCAAGATCATCCCAGAGTTCTCCCGTGCACTCTTCAAGTACCAGCCATTCACTGGCAAGGCACGCCCGCTGGGCGGCGCCGCCTGGGCTGGGTGGACTGCCGACCAAGTGTCGATGGCCCTTGAAAGCAGCGAGTTCGGTAAGTTCCTTCAGGAACGACCCCCTGCATACTTCTTGCTCACTAACCTTATTCCTGCGACGCCCGACCAGATTGGCGTCAGCCTTCCCGCGTGGTTCCGCAAGGGTCTCTTGCAGCCACTGGCGAAGGGTACATTTGATCCACGCCAGGACATCCTGGGAATTGGTACAGAGTTCATCGGCGGTGCTTCAAACATCGGCGTGCTGAACGTTGGCCGACAAATTATCGGATCTGGCCAGGCTGTCAGCCGTGGTCTCTTTGGCGGGGAAAATGAGCAGGGCCTTGTCCCTGACATTTACAACGAGTTTAACCGACCTGGAGAATAGGTCGGAAATAGCCCAGTAATCTGGGAGAAATAGGAGAAAGCACAGATGGCTGAAGAAGTCGTCAATCCAGTCGCGGAGGAGTCGCTTCCTGCTGCTGAGGCCCAGGCCCCAGTTGTAGATGCCACTCAGGGCGATGAAGATGTGGCCACTTGGAAAAAGCGTCTAGCTGGTAAGGATCAGGCTCTGACCTCTACCAAGAAGGAACTTGAGGCCAAGGCGTCCGAACTCGAATCTCTACGCAAGTGGAAGGCAGAGGTCGAACAGGCCAATATGACCGAGCTGGAGAAGGCACAATCGCGGGTAGCCGCGATGGAGTCTGAACTAAATGCGGCACGTGAAGCGACACGTCGAGAGACGATTGCCCGCAAGCACCCGCTGTTTGCTCAGTTTGCCACGGATACGCAAGGACTCGATGTTGAGGCTCAGGCCGCAGCGTTCGAAAAGTTTGTTGCGAACGTCGCACGAGAGCCACAGAAGGCGGATGCGTTCGTGGATGTCAATGCCCCTCGCAAGAGTGCCCCGCAAGCACCTTCGAAGCCTGATTCAAAGTCTCTTTCAGAGTCTATCAAGGCCTTGGGCAACCCGTTTTACGACGGTAAATAAATAACTAAGGAGAACTAAAATGGCTCAGACTGAAATCAGTCAGGCTGGCTTTAGCAGTCTCGTAACGCAGCTCGTCGTCGCTCAGGCGGAAGAGGAACTGCGGGCTCGTGCGGTACACGCAATGCCAGGGATGTATGTCCCAGGGCGTTTCGTGAAGGGCACGAATACGATTCGCTTCGCTCGCTACGCTGACCTTGGCCTTGCTTCGGTGACCGCTGTTCTTACGGAAGGAACGAAGCCAACTGAACAGGCTCTTACGATCTCGTCCGAATTCTACACGGCCGCCCAGTACGGCGGAACCGTGCAGATCACGGACCTCGCTAACCTCGATAGCCCACACGATCTGATCTCGGTTGCTGCCGAGCGCATCGCGTATCAGGCGACTCGATTGATGGACGTGCTTGTTCGCAATGGTATTCATAACAACGTTGAAACTGCCGCCATCTTCACTGCGACCGCTTCGCAGACTGTTTCCGCAAACGGCGCAACGGCCCTCTCACCGATTAGCGGCTGGCAGGTCAAGCGCATGGTAGCTTCGCTCAAGGCTGCGAACGTTCCAACGTTCCCAGACGGATTCTACCGCTGCATCATTCACCCAAATCAGGAGTTCGACCTCCTGACCGATACGACCACCAACGGCTGGCTCGAGCTCAACAAGTATGTGTCGGATCTTCCAGCACTTACGAATGAGATCGGCCGCTTCGCTGGCGTTCGTTTCATCACGTCGTCGGACGCGCACCGCGCTACCACGGCGGCACCAACCACGTACGCAGCTGCTGGAGCGAACTACAATGCGTTGTTCCTCGGGCCAGACGCTTACACGATTGGTGACAGCCAGACCCTCCAGAGCTACTTCGTAGCTCCAGGCGGCGACCACACCGACCCACTCGCACAGATGGCCGTTCTCGGCTTCAAGATGCGCTGGGGCTCGATGCTGATCGACGAGGCTGGCGCACGCTACCGCGTGCTTCGCACGACTTCTACAATCTAATTGTAGGGTAGTCTAGCAACCTTTCCCGCTCCAGCCTGTGCCGTGCAGGCTGGAGCGGGGATACACGGCAGGGGAGTTATGAGTAAAGAAGTTAAGGTTCTAATCTGGGGAACAGCAGCTCAGGGTCCATGTGCATATTACCGTGGACATCTCTTTGATGAGGAGCTGAAGAAGCGGGGAATCATCCTCAAGCACATCGACAAGATTCAATTCAATGTGCAGGGTGGGTGGGAAGACAAGCCCATGGAAGAGGCGATGGCCGCAGGGAAGGTCACCCTCGACTCATCGGACATCGATTGGGCAGACGTCATCATGTTCCGCCGATACTACAATACTGCATTCAAGTGCATGGTCTGCGGGGAAGCGCACAAGGACATTAAGAAGGTCGAAGCGCACCCGCACCCAATGACCCGACGAGATGGGGTAACGTCTCTGGTCTGGCCAGCCTTTGAGTTTGGCGACCACAACAAGGGGATCATCTACGACACCGACGACAACCACTTTTCAATGGAGCGTTGGAACGGATATTACGCAGACGTTCAGGAAGAGATTCCAATGATCACTGCCATGGCAAAACGGGCAGATCTTGTGACCGTTAGCACGCCAGTCCTCGCCAGCCAGTATGGCCACCTCAACGACAACCTTCGGGTCATCCGAAACGCAATCGACCCAGACACGTACGTCATTGATCCGACTAAAGAGGTCCCAGATCTGGGCAAGCCGAAGTTTCTGTATTACGGAAGCGGCGCACGAATGCGTGACTACGCTGGGTGGCGAAACCCAAACACCCAGAAGTGGGATGGTGGGCACTGCTCCAAGGCGGCCGAGGACCTCAAGGAAAAGATGGTCCGCGTCTTCGTCGGCGTCAATCCTGGCGAGGAGCCGTACGTTGCACCGCACTTCGATGTGATGCACCCGTACGTTGAGAACATTGAAGAGTTCAACAAAGTCATTACCTCGATCCACCCAGACATCGGCGTCTCGCCTCTCGTGGGTGGACCGTTTGACCAGGCCAAGTCCGAGCTCCACTGGCTGGAATACTCGATGGCTGGCGCCGCATCAATCAATCAGAAGTTCTATAACGATGGACCATACGACGTGATCAAGGATGGCGTCGACGGATTCCTGGCCAAAGGCCGAGCCGACTGGTACACAAAAATGCATCGTCTTGTAGCAGAACCAAACCTGCGCAAAGATATGGCTGCCGCAGCAAAGGAACGCGTGCTCAAGGAGTACGACTACCGAGTGCGCGTAGATGAATGGGCCGACGCCTTTAGGTGGACGGCAGAAAACGCTGGTATCAGCAAGAGTAGGAGGGTTGCATAGTGGCAACGTTCGCGGAACTTATTACCAAGGTTCGACGGGACCTGCGCGACACTAACGCATCGGCCTACACATGGTCCGATGCCGAAGTGGGCGACATGGTCGACGACGGAATCGACCAGGTAGAGTCGATCTACCCAAAGGAAATTACACACGAGTTTGTCTATACGGCGCCAGCAATCTCTGGCGGCCTACGGACGGTATCGCTTGCATCGTCGACATCGCCGATTAGCCAGCTGTACCGCGTCGAGATCTACGGATCTGAGGCATCGGTGCGCCAGAACTATCAGCAGTCACTTGAGCCAGGAACTGGCTACGGTCCAGATAGCGGCTGGGATATCCATGACGGGATCTTGCACTTGCCGCCGTACTACGAGCTGCCAAACCCTTGCAACATTCGCTTGCTTGGATACGGCACCTACAAGAAGATTGATGGCGGGTCAACAACCCAGACCCACAACCTTGACACCCTAGCCGCCTCTGCGGTCCGAACCTGGGTGCGCTATGACGCCATGGTTCGACTGATCGCTGACCGCGTTCGATTCCAGCAGTGGCAGGTTGCCTCTGGCGCCACCGACGTCACCGCATTGCAGATTAACCAGCTTGCTGCCCAGGCTGCAAGCCGATGGAAAGAGGAGTCCCGACGCATTAAGCGATTCCGAAGGAGCGGCTAATGGATTTCAACTTTGCTATCGAGCTTCAGACCGCGAGCGCAACCTATCTTAATATCAACTCCGTTACGGCAAGTTCGGTTGGATCGGCCCCCGTATCTGGCTACAAGGTAGAGCAGGTCAACCTAGCTCAGTCTAACGTTAACGGGTTCTTGGATTCTCTGGCCCAGCGTGACGGTCTTGACAGCGCAGAGGCATTCCTCGGCGCCCGTCAGGTGCAGCTTATCGTGTCGGTATATGGGAGTTCGCTGTCTGATTTCTGGGGCAAGGTTGACGCGCTGTCCGCCTCTCTTTCGCCATCACCAGCCGCGTTTCTTTCTGAGGATGGCTTCAGGAAGATCCGCTTCAGCGTGCCGTACTCGGGCGGGAACAGGACGCTATACCTCAAGGTGCGCCCACAGGCGTTGCCATCCTACGTTGTTGACCGACAAACAAGCGTCGGCGATAGCGTCCGTGGGTTTGCCCAAAGGTTTACACTCGCCTTCATTGCCAAAGACCCTCGAAAGATTAACGACACAGCTTCTACTGGGTCGTTCACTGTGTCTAGCTCGTCAGGGTCAGCAACTATTACAAACAATGGTACGTACGTTGCCTACCCAACCATGACGCTTATTTCTACTGGGACCTCGACAGCAACGATTAGTTGCGCTGGATTTTTTACAGCAGTAATTTCCTGCCCCGCTGGAACTAATACAATTTTGATTAACGCAGAAGATAGAACCGTTAAAATTGGCTCGACCCTTCGGATGGACCTATTGCTTGGCGGAACTACTGCGATGCCTAGCCTACAGCCAGGGTCTAACGCCCTTACGGTAACCTCATCTAGCAGTACGCTAAGTAGCTTGACCTACTCCTTTAATGAGGCCTGGCTATGAGCCTGACCCAGCCTAACTTCCGCATTACCCTTTGGGAGATTGACAGCTCCACCCGATGGCGCGGTGCGCAAAAGGCAGTGGTTTATGACGCCAAGGCAATTGGGGTAGAGGAACACGCAAACGACACGGGGTCTGCATATTGGACACTGGCAAATGACCACCCACAGATTCTAAAGTTCGAACCTTTAAAGAGTCATTATGAAATTTCACGATGGTCAATCAGTCAGAATACGTGGCGCTTTGTTGCAGCTGGTATTCTAAACGACTACAGCACTACGGAGAACGAGACTGTATTTAGCGGTCTTGACTACAACTCTGTCCTAAACCAAATCTTTACACCCATCACAAACATGACGTTGGGATCGGTGCAATCAATTAACTCTAGAATCGGCATTAACGGAATTACAAACGCGGTAGACATCCCGTTTAGAATTAACAGCCAAACCGATAGTACCTCGCTGAGATATATTAACACAACTGTTTTTTCTATTTCTCCGTTTACTATTGAAGCATACCCAGGAGTTCCGAGAGTAAAATCTCTTTCTGGGGGAACTGCCTCATCTGGGGTCTGGCCAGATGGAACGGGAAAGTATAAGGCAACTGGCGGTGGAGTTGACACTTATTTGGAATCACCAATGATCAAGCTTAAAACTCAAGTAAAATGGATTTCTGGGACAATTTCTGGATTTCAAAATAACCCAGTACTTAACCTTCGTCTTTATGCGGCGCCTCCTGGCTCCAAGGACCAGGGTGAGCCACCCCTTGGCAATAGCGGACTAATTGGAGAATGGACTGTTGCTGGTACTGCTGGGGCAATGACCAATGGATACACATGGCCAAATGTTGAACTTTTGATGTTTACCGAAGATGTCGACAACTTGCTTGCGGCTCAAAGTATTCCTCGCGTCAAGACCGTTGACGTAGATGGAAGCACTACTGGAGCTGACGACCCAAGCCCGCTTCGGTCTGGTGTAACCTACTCATTTCAAATTTACGCTGGTGTCTATCGAAGTTCTGGAAACGGTATTTGGTATCGCAGTAAAACTGGTCAGATTTCTGGAGGCACCAACACTGCGCTAAACCTTTCAGAGGTTACCGTTGGGCAGGCAAATCAAAACGTTTCGCAGCTTATAACAAAGATTTTTACTGAGGCTACGTCTCAGGATTCACAAAGTCGGCTTAAGTATGCGAGCCTAAGCATTACTGGAAACACGTACACAACACATACAACTTTTAGCGCAGGAAAACCAAGTCTTGAGTACATTGCCGATATCTGCGATCTAGAGATGGGCGCACGAAAAGACGGCACTAAGACCTTGTTCGGCATTGAGAAGTCTCTAGACGGCAGCACCTACCAGGGTAATTTTAAGCTGTCTTTGCAAGTTTCAAGTTCGGCAGTAAGCGGTATTGCTTTGACTTACCCAGAAAATATTAAGTCGTATACATTTAACCCTGGGTTTAGTAGGGTTGCAAACTCCATTACTGTCCTTCCGTCTGATAAGTTTCTTAGCGGGAGCAGCGGGCAGAATGCTGGGGGTTCTCTCATTATTGGAGGGACAGCAAGCGATTCGGCCTCGATTAACACCTATGGAAAGATTCCGCTCTACGTAAGTAAAGCTGGATTCGTAAATGCTCAGGCCGCGCAAAATGAAGCGGATCGGCTTCTCAATAACAAGAAGGTAGAAAATAGCAAGCAGGTTGGGATGCGCATTCTTGTAGACAGTATCGAGCTGTGGCAAGGGTGGGACGTAGGAGACTCGGTCAATGTTAAAATCAAACACGGCCTTACAGATGTTAACGAGGCATTCGTGATCTCTGGCATTCGGTGGTTTGGAGAGTCGAGCGGTGTCGAGCGACTAGAGATGGACCTTGTCCAGGGCACCTACTTTGCCTCGTCTTTTTCGGCGCCTTCGACTGGCGCCAGCGGATCGTTTAATACCGTAACTGGTTCGTTTGTGCAAAGGGTTCGTTCGTGAACCAGAGCCAGCTACACACGGTGATTACCGCGATCAACGATACCCGCCATGAGCTGGCTGAGCGGATTGAGGCCGTAGACACTAGGCTACGCTCAGTGGAATTATACCAGGCGTCCACAACTTCGGCACAAAAGACACGAGAGAAACTCGAAGATGCCCAGTCACTTACGGTACAATGGAAGGTAGGCATAGTGGTGTCCGCTTTGGGCACCCTGCTTGCATTGGCCGCTTCGATGACTGGAGGGAACTAGTGGGTAAGCTCAAGGACATTGACATCATGCGCGAGCAGGGACTGTCATTTGACGAGATTGCAGACCAGCTCGGCACCGTAAAGGAAGCCATTGAGAGGCTGTACGAAGGCGATGTGTCCGTTGTGGATAAATCCGAGAACGGCGTGTATAATCGCTCTGTGGAGTCGACACTCCAAGAAGAGTAATCGAAACAGAAGAGAATAAGAAATAGCACAGATTGGAACAGTGTTATTAACACTGGAGCCCACGGGGATTTCCCGCTTACGCACGGAGGTAAGATGGCAAACGATGGAGCTATTGAGCGAATCGCAGCACTAAAAGAGAAGGGCCTCTCCTTTCAGGAGATTGCCACCCAGCTAGACATTACCAAGGATCAGGCACAGAAGCTGCATAAGCGTTATGTAGCAACTGGCAAAGAAATGACGGCGGATGCACGTGTGATCGAGTCTACCCCGAAGGGTGACTACGCAGGATTCCGTATAGCGTTCTATGACCTAGAGACCACGTACTCCTCATGGACTACGATCTTCTGCATGAGCGTCGCGGACGAGCATGGCAACGTTAAGACCCTGTCACTAGAGACACACAAGGGCAAGACGTGGATGGACGACAGCAAGCTCGTGAAGGCTATTGCCGAAGAGCTCGCCCAGTACGACATCCTTGTTGGCTGGAACTCGAAGATGTTCGACCTTCCAATCATCAACGCACGCCTCCTCGAAACTGGCCAGCGCCCTATCGGCACACAGATGCACATCGACCTGATGTGGTATGCAACTGGTCGGCATATGCGAGCGGGTCGCCGCAGCCTGGAGAACATCTCCAAGTATTTCCGCACGAACAATAGCAAGACTCCGCTCGATGTCCGACTGTGGCAGGAAGCTGAGCGACGACACACCAAGGAGGGCAAGCAGGCTTTCCGCACAATCGTAGAACATTGCGAAGCTGACGTACTTGTCTTGCGTGACGTGTTCGCCAAGATGAAGCCACTGATCAGCAGCATTCACCGATAAACCATGGGGAAGATCGCGCTCTTCGGGTCTGGGCAGGTTGCCCAGCACATAGCTGCCGAGCTAACTGAACGCGAGATCGATTTTGACATCGTCGGTCGGGCTGATGCACCAACGGTGGAGCAGTTCCGTCCGACGGATGTCAAGATTCCAGTCGATGCAATGAAGGTACACGACATTGTATCAACCATGGAGCCCTACGAAAAGATTATCTACACATCGGCATACAGGGACATAAAGGCGTGCGAAGCGGACTTCCCGCTGGCGCTGCACATCAACTCGACGATTCCAAATGCACTGTCTTTGCACAAGCCGCTGATGTACATCTCAACGGATTACGTCTTCGGCCAGCTTGACGAGAAGCACGAGCGAGAGGTAAAGGGAAAGATCTCGGAGGACGAGATCCCGACATCTTTGGCATTCTCTGGTGGGCCAAAGTCTGCCTACGGCAGGTCGAAGCTCAACGGAGAGGTGATGACCTTGCGTAACAACGGCATCGTTGTCCGCATCTCGTCACCGTTCGGCAAGTGGAAGAGCCCACTTCGTCACTCATTTGTAGACATGATCTCTGGTGCGCAAAATGCGCTGAACCTACCAGAGGATCAGATCATTACGCCAACGTATCTGCCCGAGGGGGCAAAGCGTATCGTCGATGTGGCGGAAAACCTGGGCGGCTCGGCATGGGGAACCTATCACGTGGTGAGCCACGGGGAGGTTTCGTACTACGAGCTAGGGCGACACATTCGACGCATCATCAAGTCAAAGGCAAAGACGCTGCCGCGCAAGTCCACCGAAGAGGGGGACGAGTTGCGACCAACGTACTCTGCTCTGGCAAACAATCGCGTAGAGCAAATGCCATTCTGGGCTGACTCAGTGGCGAAACATTACGGCAGGGGGTAATATGGGTAGCACGGTAATCATCACGGGGAATCGCGGATACCTTGGGACCGTCCTTACGCGACGGCTCCGCAAGGATGGCTATGTTGTGGTAGGGCTAGATGCTGGGATCTATGACGGGGTCTTTGATCTCCCGTACGATTGCCATCCGCACGTGCAGTTGTGGGGCTCGTCGCTTGCAGAGTTGCCAGCGGCGTTCTATCACCCGACTGCCGTCGTCCACCTTGCCGCACTAAGCAATGACGTTCTTGGGGAGATTGCAGTAGAGCACACGTTTGCAACCAACATTAAGTTGGTGGCAGATGTGGCGTCGCTGTTTATCGACCACCCGCCGACCATGAGGCCAACCCGACAGATCCTGGCGTCGTCATGCTCGGTCTACGGGGCACCTGGGCATATGGTGGATGAGGCATCGCCAGTGGCGCCGCTCACCGCTTATGCCGCCTCTAAGGTAATGGCGGAAGAGCTGCTTGGGCACATTGCTCCGTCATCGGTATCACTTCGATTTGGTACGCTGTGGGGCGCAAGCCCGAATATGCGGCCAGACCTAGCGATCAACGCCTTTGCCTATCAGGCAAGAAGCGGAAGCGTTGCCCCAATATCAGATGCCAAGCGACCGTTCCTCCATGTGGAGGACGCGGCCGACGCAATCGCAGTCGCAATCAAGAGCGACATCACTGGGATCGTCAATGTCCCAGGAGAGAACATGACGGTGAACGAAGCTGCCAAGATGGTAGCAGAGGTAGCCGAGGTAGATTTCAAGCCATACGTGGGGGAAACAGAGGGCGACCTTCGATCCTATTGGGTCAAGTCGCTCAACCCGATTCCTCTACAGCTGAGTAATCGGGATCAACGCATCGAGGAGCTACTCGATTGCGTGGATCAGCAGCCGAATGCTCTTCCACGGGTCGAGGCCTACAAGCTCTGGCTGAACCCAAAGAAGGAGCAATACTATGAAGACGGGTCAACCGACATATAAGATTATCCTGCCGCTCATTGCGGCGCTTCTTCTGACTAGCGTGTTGCCCGCAGTGGCAACACAAACGATTAAGGTAGACCGAACGATGGACTTCTTTGTGTCCGTCGAAGAGTCTGCCTTTTTTGTTGCAGAAACGGACCTGTGCGAAAACACAGAAGACTTCTGGTGCCCACGCCCGCCGTTTATGGACTCCGTGTTGTGGCTGTACGACGCACAGGGAACCCTACTTGCGGTCAATGACGACGACCCAAGAAAGAACGGGCTCTCCTACAATTCCTACCTTGGTATCCAGCTAGAGCCTGGCGTTTATCGCCTGCGCGCAGGAAGATTCTTTTGCATCCAGGGCCAGGGTTGCTTACACCCCGACCTTCCGTTTGATGAGGGCGGAGCGTACGAGCTATTCTCTAGCCTACCATTGCTGCTAGACCCGACACCCCCAGAGGCATCTATTCCTCCTGTGCCATCTGAGTTGCCAACCCCAGAGCCCACCCCTGAGCCTACCCCAGAGCCAACGCCTGAGCCGACCCCTGAGCCGACCCCTGAGCCTACCCCAACACCGACAGAGTCGCCATCTCCGAGCCCCGTAGAGCCGTCTCCCAGCCCCGTAGAGCCGTCGCCGACCCCAACCCCTACACCGACGCCAACTCCACGACCGACGCCTCCTACGCCCGCTCCGTCGCCGACCGAGCCGCCACCGTCGCCGACCGAGCCGCCGCCCTCCCCAACGGAGGAACCACCATTGCCAACCGAGCCACCGCCATCGCCGACGGAGCCCCCTCCGCCAGTGTTTGAGGCAGTGGGAGAAGCAGTCGCTGCGGTGGAGCAAGCGATTAGTGACGCGGTTGGGAAGATTGTAAACCTGGGAAAGGATCTAAGCCCAGAAGAGAAGAAGCAAGCTGCGCCCGTAGCGGTCGCCGTGATCATTAGCCAAGTGGCTAGCGCGGCCGTAGCAGCAGCTAGTAGTGCAGCGGCAGCAAGTGCCGCAAGGAAGGGTAAGTAATGGTTAAGAAGATTATTCTTGACCTTGTAGGTGGAGCGTGGACGATTCTCGGACTCTTGTTCGCAGTCGTCGTTCTGCCTGAAGGCGATACGCAATCAACAATGGCTACGCTATTCGGCGGGCTAACACTTGTCTGGCTCTTGACTGGGCCACTACGTTGGAGGGACGGAGAATGAAGTACCGAGTCAAGTCCCAGCTAGACCACGAAGAGAAGGGTGGCATTCTCGACGACTGTGGCCCATCGTCCGTTGCGGCGATGGTGTCATGGGTAAATAAGTACGCGCCTGGCAAGGACTTCTCGGCGGCAGACGGCATCGCTGCGAAGACTAAAGCTACGGGAAAGATCGACAAGCAGGGCGTGAGCGACAATGGCTCAACCCTGGGCGATCTTATCCTCACGGCGAAGCAGCTCGGCGCCAATGCCCGATGGGCAAAGGACTGGAACGACGTCATTAACAGTGCCAAGGCTGGTGCTGCAATCGGCGTCTGGGTCGAGCAGCCATTCGGCTACCCCAAGGATCTTGAGGTATCTGCGTGGCACGAGAAGTGGAAGCGATGGTGGTGGGTCAAGCAGAAGCAACCTAAGCGCACGTACGGGCACATGACATCGGCAGTCTACGATCCAGAGGATGGCTGGCAGTGGATTTGCCCAACACGTTCGGGCAAGGGCACTGAGCAGTTCGGCGTCAAGATTGACGAGAAGATCCTGCTTACCCTTTGCGACTCGAAGCGTCTGTCGAAGAAGCACGTTGCCCCAGCGTTCAAGCATACCATTATTGTAGAGGCAAAGAAGACGGCACCTGCGCCTGTACCAGTAGCACCAGTAGTCTGCCCAGCGTGTGGCGGTACTGGCATCAAGAAGTAGGGAGAACACAATGAAGAAGCTCAAGTGGATTATGGACAACACGGGCGTTGATGAGATGCTCCTCGAGGCTGGGCGGGCGTTCCTGGCAACCAGCATTGCCGTCGCCCTAGGCCTCGGCATCCCGTTGCTCGACATCTCGGGCGGAGACTTCCGCACCGTGATCTCGGCTGGCTTGGCTGCCTGCTTGCAGGTAGTCGTCCGTGCCCTGAACCCAGAGGATGCCAAGTTCGGCGTCGGCAAGGCGAAGGTCGCACGCGAAGAGCAGAATAGTACCTCACACATTCAGGGCACTGCCATTGACACTGATGGTGATGGCATTGCTGACGAGCTCGCTGGTACACTAGCTGGCGAAACCTGGGACGAAGAGGAAGAGGACAAGAAGTAAGATGCCAACACCAGCATGGACTCGCAAGGAAGGGAAGAACCCGAAGGGTGGGCTGAACGCCAAGGGGCGTGCGTCCTACACCGAGGGTAAGTTACGGCCTCCTGTGAAGAGCGGGGATAACCCGCGACGCGCATCGTTCCTGGCGAGAATGGCTGGAAACCCTGGGCCAGAGCGCGACGAGAACGGCAAGCCAACTCGGCTCCTTCTGTCGCTTCAGGCCTGGGGCGCATCGAGCAAAGCGGACGCCAAGAAAAAGGCGGCTGCTATTAGTAAGAGAAACAAACCAAAGAAGAAATAGGGGGATACCTTCCGCCCCCACAAGACCCCGTTGCGTGGCCACCTCCGCGCAGCGGGGTCTTCTGCTATCCTGATTTGGGAGCAGAACCGTAGGTAATTGCACCAGCGAGATAGCAGGTGAAAACTTTGCTATATGACAGTGGGTGAAAGACCCACCTGCTCCCAATAGTATAGGAGGTGGGTATGTGGGTAGCTAAACAGATCGACGATGTGCTCGTCGCCCGCAACGAAGTAGGACGACCAGCAAAGCGCAAGTGGCGCGGGTCTCTCCTCGGCGGGTGCATTCGGGCACACTGGTATTCGGCGAACAAGGTGCCGATGTCCGAGCCGTTCGACGGCGGGACGCTGCGCATCTTTGCCATGGGGCACGCGGTGTCGGCGTTCCTAGAGGAGGCACTGCGCGAAGCTTACGGGGATAAGATTCAGTTTGAGGTACCCGTCGTGTCGGAGAAGGACAACTTCTCGGGCAACATCGACGGGCTGATTACCCTTGTTGATCGGCGCATCATCCTGGAGTTTAAGAGCATCAAGCACAACGGGTTCATTCGGCTGACCGACGCCAAGGCAGAGCACAAGGTGCAGGCATCGGCCTACGCTCGGTTCTACGCGGAGTCGCTTAGCGAATCAGAACGAGACTCTGTAAACATCGAGACGTGGGTGGTCTATGTAAGCAAGGATGCCTACGAGATCAAGGAGTTTGAGGTCGAGGTCGGTTGGGAGAATCGTGCCCAGCGGGTACTCGATGTGCTAAACTATTACGGCGATAGGTTGCCACCTCGGCTGCCGAACGCATCCAATCGGAAGTGGCCGTGCGGATGGTGCAACTGGCGAACAGAATGTTTAGGGGGTGCGAAGTGACAGAAGCGAAGAAACTCAGTCTTGCGGCCAAGGTCGCCAAGATTATGGAGGCGGTTGGCTATGTGCCAAAGGGTGGCACGAACTCCGCTCAGGGATACAAGTACGTGCAGGCAGCACAGGTTGCGGACAAGGTACGTGACGAGCTGGTCAAGCTCAACGTGTCGATGACTCCGACCAACATCGACGTGATCAGCGAGGGGCTGACGCCGAGTGGCAAGCAGTCGCTGCTGACGCTGCGCTTTACTTGGACGCTAACAGATGGGGACTCAGGGGAGACGCTGAGCTTTCAATCTATCGGTACGGGCGCCGACTCTGGGGACAAGGCTGCGTATAAGGCGGCTACTGGCGCACTCAAGTATGCGCTACTTACTGGGTTCCTGATCCCGACGGGCGATGACCCAGAGCACGAATCAGTTGCGGACGCGGGGAAGCGTCTGTTCGAAGAGAAGCCTGCGGCTACGCCAGCCGCCAAGATTGAGGAGATTGACTTCTAATGGATCGTATTGATTGCTGGATGAGCGATAAGAACAAGCCACAGATCAAGGAGACTTCTAAGGGCGCAGTCATGGAAGTGCGCGTGACAGTTCAGTCGTTTGCGTATGACCACTGGGTCTCGGCTGGGCGACCAGAGGGGCAGGCTCCCGACCGATACGTACTGGCAACGCTGTCCGTTTGGGACGAGCCATTGCAGCAGTACATTCAGAAGATCTACGACAAGGCGATGGCAACCCTTGAGTCGAAAGACCCCCGACCACACATCCATGTGATCGGCAAGTGGAAGGAGCGAGTATACAATGGAAAAACCTACGCAGACATCGTCGTCAACGAGGCCAGCCCCCTCCTCTTCGGTCCGCTTTCCAAGCGCGGAGGAGGCAACCAAGGGTAGCATCTGTGCTCTTGCCCGAACTGGGCTTGAGTCGATGACAGTATCTTCCCTGCACCCAGAGATGTGTGCGTGGTGTGTATACCCAGTCAATGATCTGTTCGATGCCGCAGAGGCATACGTTGCAGATCCAGTCAATAAGATCCAGCTAGATCTTGTCGATGCCGTTCAGGCAAGCGCGAAGGCGCAGGAACGACAAGATAGTTGGGGATACTAGGGGGAGACATGAGTGAAGCGAAGAGACTACTTACGGACAATCCGCCAGAGTGGGCGCACGGTGCGCTTCTCGCTGACGGTTTCGAAGACGCGCTTATCGGGTATGGCACGCGGTTCAACTACCCAGTGGCAGTCTATGACTACGAACGGTGCATTGCTATCTTGGAGGAGCAGTTCCGACTCGGGGCTGACGAGACACCAGTTGCCGAAGACGAAGAGCGAGACTACTACCTAGAGGCAGTAGAGTACTTCGACTTCAACGTTGGCGGCGGGTACTACGGGGACAGCACGCCCGTGTTCATCAGGAACCATGACTGAAGAAGTCAAGCGACGGCGGGGACGACTCAACCGCTCGAGGGGTAATGCCTTCGAGCGGGAGGTCGCAGCCAAGCTGAACGGTAAGCGCGTTGGCCAGTACGGCGGCAAGACTGATGCCGAGAACGATTGGATTGTTGCTCAGTGTAAGGTCGGGACTTCGTACCCAGAGCGCATCGACCGCTGGCTCAGGGCACTGATGCCCAAGGCGGATCAGCTTCGAGCCGTAGTCCTTGGAGATAGCCCAGGTTCTGGGAGGGGAAAGCGCAGGACGCTCATTGTCCTGGACTTCGATGAGTTTGTAGATTGGTTTGGCAAACGTGAAGAGAAGTAAGATCTTCTTAGCATCGTTCCTCGCATTGACGATGCTGATCTCGCCGCAGGTTGCGACGGCCGTAACGCCCGAGACACCTACGATTTTTTCCGTCCCTGCGGATCAGCCACCAGTGCCAGAGGCGACCGAGGTGCGTGGGGTTATGTCGTGGTATGACGCGACAAGGAATGGCGCATGGTACACAAGGGAACCAAGAAAGAACGCAGCAAAGTATAACCAAGACGGCGCACCGTACACTTACTACGCTGCGGCTGGGCTAGAGCTACGAAGAGTCAAGAGCTTCACCTGGGGGATGGAGCCCTACCGTATCCGCATCACGAGTACAAAGACGAAGAAGAGCATCATCGCATGGGTCGTTGATGTTTGCTATTGCACGAAGCTGGTAGACGTTGCCCCAGCTGCGTTTAAAGCGTTGGGGCTTCGCCTCCACGCTGATGGTATTGGCAATGTGATTATTGAGGTTTATCCATGATCAAAGTATGGACACCAAAGAGGTTTGCTGATGACCGTGGGTTCTTCACCCAGATCTGGCAGAACTCAGTGAACCGTATTCCAGGGACGCTTGTTCAGATGAACATGAGCGTCAGCAAGAAGGGGACGATTCGCGGTCTCCACCTGCAAACCAATCCGCCTATGGGTAAGGCGATGTGGGTTGCATCTGGCGCTGCGATTATCTATGCCGTTCAGTGCCGCCCAGAGGGTGACGCCGAGTGGAAGCAGGGAGACGTGGTTGCGTGCAGGATCGAAGGCGACGAGCCACGGGTATTTTATGCCGACGCTGGCTACGCCCGTGGGTTTATCGCACTTGAAGACAACACGGTCGTGTGCTACGCCACGACAGCAGAGTACAACGGGCTCGGTGAGCACGGGTTCAATCCGTTCTCGGCGGGCATCAACTACCCACGGCCTGACGAGTTCGGGCTGGAAGATTATGTAGTTTCGGAAAAGGATAGGCACGCCACCACCTTTGAAGAGTGGAAGCAGTCCAAGATGTTCTTGGACATTGATTGGAGAAACGTGGAATGACAGTACCACCGAGGCCACGGCAGAAGCCGTCGCCACTAGAGGTAGCTGCGTCTTGGGGCGCATTGTTCGCTGCTATCCGAGCTGTGCTCATCGAGCACGGTTCCCACCCAGTAGAGGCAACCAAGGAAGCTGGAGCACTAGCTGCCCAGCTGACCAAGGAAACCGACTACAATCTTGAGTAAGGAGAAACTAATGGCAACCACACCAACATCAGTAGACGACAATCAGCAGGGCGTAGTCAAGGAAACAGTTGAGCGAGTTGTTGCTGCCGTGCAGTCCAGGTCTTTGCGAATCAAGGTTATCCTTGTAATCGCAGCTGGGATTGCATCGCTGGCATTCCAACCCCTTGGGGTTATCGGCGCTGGGCTCATCACCCTTCTCGCCACAGAAGTCAAGTCTTGAGCGTAGCGGGCGGATTGGTCTGCCCGCGTTGCAACTCCGACGCCCTTGCATCAGTGCGAGGGCGTCGAGGCGTTCCGCAGATCGGGTATAACTGGTACGCACGGCGTGTCCGCTGCCAGGTATGCAATGAGAGGATGATGATCTTCTCGTTTATTGTTGATGAAATCACAGCACCTATGGCAGAAGAGGTAGTCATTGCAAACTCAGAGGGAGCAGATCGCTAAGATGCTTGGGGCATTTCGCGTTGATCGTGAGGTCAAGCAAGCGGTCGTCGAACAGATCAACAGCGGGAGGGTGGACTCGGCACACCTTCACGCTGTTCTGTTTGGGCTACGCATCGCCCTCGACATTATAGAAGAGGGAACAGATGACCGAGAACAACGACCAAGTATTACGTGAGCTGATCCGCAAAGCTTCGGCAGACGAAAAGCTTAGCATCAGGGCGTACTGCCGTAAATACGGCATCTTGTACGGTTCCTTGTACGGGGATGAGTTCAAGGACGATCCCCCGATGCTGAGTCTCGACGAGGCAAAGTTAGCGGGCGACCCCCATAACAGTACCGAGAACGAATAGGCAGAGCAAGAACAGATACCACATAGACTTGCTCATTACTTGAACTCCACGGTTGCTGGTCGCCAGTCGAGTGATACCTCACCCGTCGGCCCATTGCGATGCTTAGCTACCTTCATAACAACACCTCCATCTGATTGACGCCAGAGCATCAGTACGATGTCCGCGTCCTGTTCGATTGCGCCCGAGTCCCGCAGGTCAGCCAGTCTCGGCTCGCCGCCTTCGCGGTGCTCCGATGCTCGGCTCAACTGAGAGAGGGCGATAACTGGGACGTTGAGTTCACGTGCTAGCGCCTTCAACGCCCGACTAATCTCCGCCACCTCGACGACACGATTAGCCTCCTTCGACATACGGTCTGGCACGATCAGTTGCAGGTAATCGACGAGGATCAAGTCCAAGCCTGACTCTGCTTTGATCTGGCGAGCCCGTGATCGAAGCTCTGCTGGGGTCAGCGTTGGCGTATCGTCAATCGTAATGTTGAGGCGCAGCATCTTCGACACACCTGTCGCAAGACGAACCCACGATGAGCCAGACACCTTTCCCCGCAGGATGTCCTGAACTGGGACGCCTGATAGCCCCGCTAGCAGACGAGTCCCGATTGACTGAGCCGACATCTCCAAGGAGAAGATGGCAACCTTCTTCCCGTACCGTTCTGCCGCGTGCCGAGCGGAGCCGACAGCGAATGCTGTCTTGCCCACGCTCGGTCGGGCAGCGACAATCACAAGGTCAGAGTTCTGCCAGCCACTCAGCAGGACGTCGAGGTCGGTGATCCCTGTCGGGATACCAGCATCGTTCCCATTGGCGGCTAGGTAATCCAACCGTCGGATCACCTGATCAGCAGCACCTGACGCACTGACGGCATTCTTCTTGCCGCGCTTCTTGGTCAGCGCATAGACGGCTGACTGAGCACGGTCGAGCGACTCATCGACGGACTCTGGTTGAGAGTACGCCACCTGAGAGATAACCAAGGCAGCTTCCAGCATCTTGCGATACAGGGCAGCCTTCTCAACGACACTCACATACGACTCGATGTTGATGCTCGATGGCGTCTCGGATCGGCACTCCGACAGGTACGTCGGACTGATCTCCTTGTCGGCATCGGTCAGCGTGATCGAGTCAATCTCTTTACCGCTCTTCGATACGACTCCCGCAGCGCGCCAAATGCGCCCGTTGGCTGAGTCATAGAAGTCATCTGGCGCAAGTCGCGCAGCCATAAGAGCATACGATTGTGGGTCGATCAGGATCGATCCAATAATGGCGCGCTCGGCTGCTCGATTATGCGGGACGACGTTCATAGATCGAATCCTTTCAGTGCCTCAGCTAGGCAGTCGGTGTTGCAGAATCGGAAGTCCCCGTACGGGACGAACCCCTGCGTTTCTTCTGTCGTGTTGGCAATGGAGTCGTCTCCGAGGTCTGCCCCGCAGTTTCCGCATTGCTCCACAGCTCCGACTCCAACCACAGGTTCTTCGTCTGGCTGTTGTCGTGCTCCTGATTCGCGCAATAGAACTTCTCCACGTCGGACTTGACGCTGAACATCCTCCCGTGCTTTGGGTCTATCGGGCAGTTCTGTTGGAATCTCCACATTCTTCTCCTCCTTACTTCTAGTGCTGAGGAAATCTTCGGCGCTCCACTCCTCATCGTACTTGCTACCCTTCGGCAGGAAGCACTTCTCAGAGAAGGCATCACCCCACTCTTCCAATCTGGACTGTTCATTGTATCCTATGTGTGCCATCAGACCACACCGAGGACACACAAGGTTGAGTTGGCCATCCTCGTCCCACCACATCTCTACCGAGATACGGTGATCGAGCTGGGACATCTTGTCGATGTAGTACGGGATGTCCTTGGACAACCTCCTGATGAAGTACAGCCCTACCTGAGGGGCTCCCGTGTCGATTGCCGACAGAGGGATTTCCTCGCTCTTGCTGTTCTTCAGCAGTACATCGAGCAGCCTGCGCGCAGACTGCTGCGACTTGTACTCCCGCCCAACTCCCCGATCCTTTCGGAGCCAGTCGTTGGCGGTGTGGTACGAGACGCGGGCAATCTGGCACGCAGCTTTCAGTGAGATGAACGACTCATCCCGTGCGATGCGTAGCTGCGAAGCCTCAATCATTTACTACCTGCTGATCGTTCTCGCTGAACAGGTCTCGACTGAGCACTGAAACGTCAGCCTCCCTGTCAAGGTTGTACACGTACAGCTCGACGTCCGACGTCTCGTCGAAGTCGTGGATGGATCGGATGAGATTCTCTGCCCAAGCAGTAGTGAATACCTCCCAAGCCACGCTGTGACCCTTCACCTCGACGATGATGCCAGAGATGTAGTGACCGCACGTGTATCGCTTCTCGTCGTTCACATCGAACCCTAACTCTTTGAGCGTAGACTCGATGAGTTCCTGAATGGGCTCTCTCGTCTCCCTTGCAGACGTATCAACGCTGATGTATACCTCTGCTGATGCGCTCACTGTGACACCTCCTCTTCACCTGATAGTTGGATTTGATACCCATTCTCGTACAAGGCCTCTACCAGTGGGATGACGTGGCGATTCTCGACCACT